GGTCGTGATTTCTTTTCCTTGCCGGACCGACCACATTTTTTGCCAGTCTTTACATCACGCCAATCTTCTTTAAACCATTTAGTTAAGCCGCCCTTAGGTTTAGCCATTATGCGTATCCACCACCACGTTTCTTATAGGTTCTAACAAGCCAGGCATTTGCATAAGCACTTGGATAGACCTTAAATTTACGTTTTGCTTCTGCCTTTACTGAGGCGTATAACTTTGGATTAGAGGGCTTTGCACCGCTTTTCTTTACTTTAGAGCCTCCTTTTTTAAAACCAACTATTTTCTTTGCAACATCTTTTGGCATAGGTTTTACTTTTACGCCAGGTTTAAATTTTCCTTTTATAGTTGGTCCTTTTTTTACTCCGCTTGATTTTTTATCTTTTTCTGACATTCGTAAGCTTCCTTTATTTCTTCTATTGTTCTACCACATCCTATGCAGATGTCGTCTTCTAGTGTGCAAACACCGATGCACGGGGTTATAGTCTTCCTGTCCATTTAGCTACGCCCCAAGCTAGTACCCCTGCAAAAAATACTATAAATATAAAAGCTACTCCATACCCCATATATTCCATTATCTCTGCTTGACGTTTAGCTGCCATCTTCTCTTGGTAACGTCTGGACTTCCTTGCTTCAGCTTGAAAAGCCTGCCAATCTTGCCATAAGCCTGGTCTGCCTATGTATATCATCATCTTCTTGAGTTCTTCTTCTTTTTCTCTTATCTGCTCAAGAGCCATGAACTCTTCTAAATCAGACCCCCCACCTTTGGATTTTTGTTTCTTTGCTTTCTTCTCAAGTTGTTCTTTTGAGAAAACAAAATCAGATATATGTTTAGCACAACCTGTAAGTTCTTTTCCATTTGATACGAAACTCTTTATTACACTAAAAGCTGCATTTGCTGCCGCGAGTTCTGCTAACATTATCTTTTCCTTATTGGCTTACAATATGCTGTTATCTGTAGATTAGGTCCTTCCTGTTGGGGTATTGAGGGTTGTCGGTGCAAGCGTTCAGCAAAATACAAACACCTATCTATATCTTCAAAGGTTTGTGTTTGGTCTACTACTCTTATTCCCATCATAAACACTAACACAAACTCAATCATTAGTTAACAAAGTCTAGTTCTAACTGTTCCTCTGTTGGTTTTTCTGTGTGGCACTCGCAGTTACACTCTTCGCAATCGCAATCGTAACATTCGCAAGTTTCGCATCTATCCTTTTTCATTCTCTTTCTTTCTCTTTAGCTGTGCTTTGGCTTTCTTCGCAAGCGAAGCTTGCTCGTTCTTCCCAGATACTTTGGCTCGTTGTTCGAGTACAGTAAGGATTTGTATCTTTCTAGCATACGGTTTCTTAATCTTTTTAACTTTAGATATCGTAGCTTTAGCATCCGATACAGTTGCATACTTGATGCTGACAGTGTCCTTAGGATTCTCATCTGTATAAAGCCTTCTACCTGAACCTTTTGGTTTTTTACCAGTGCCTATTCTAGGGTCACTTTTTTTTCTTTTTGGTATGGACATTCTTATACCTTTTCCTCTGGTCTGTCTCTATTTTCTTTAAAGTTTTAGCTTGCCCTGCATGAAGCTTTGACGCTTTCTTCAAGCCTTTAATTACTTTCTTTAAGGGTTTAGTATAGTGAGGCATTATTTTTTCTTTCCATCTGAATATAAGTTATTAAAAGTTATTGATGGGTCTAAGTAAGTTTCATGGGATTCTGCAGAATGTGTATGCTGTGAAGGAATAAAATCAGGTGCTCCTTCTCCAGTTCTCCATAGTGCAGGACTTGTTGCTCTGACTCTATTGTTTGGTAAAGCTACCACGTTACCTGTCCATTTACCCGCATCAGTTAAATATAGTACATGAGATTGTTTATGTTGTGAAGGGTCATCCGCAATATCATTGTCTGTATAGTCAACTGTAAATAAATATTTACCTTTATGAAACTGATTATCAATTTTACATAACCATGGAGAAGAGCTAACTCTATCCATAACTACGACACTGTGTGTTCTTGATTCGCAATCCCATGGTTGGCACAAATGGTCTTCCATAGGTTCTGCCCATTCTTCTACAGGTATATCTGCGACTAGGGCTTGTATAGGCATTCTTGCCCACATTGCTCCTCCATGAACATTCTCATCAGGACCATCTTCTCTGTCTACTTCGCAACCAGTAAAAACAACTTGGAAGCTTAAAGACCTATCTGGGATTGTGTTTACCGCTATAACCATAGCATGAAGAAACTCTCCATGGTATCTTTGGTGATTGCACGTAAACTCCCTACGTACCCAACACTTAAAATGAGGTACGTTACTTATGAGATACGACATTACTTACGTCTAATTGCTCCACCTCTGGCATAGCCCTTGGTCATTTTGGCTCCACCTCTAGCGTAACCTTTAGTCATTTTAGCTCCGCCTCTGGCGTAACCTTTAGTCATTTTCTTTTTAGTCGCTTTTTTCTTCATAGCCATGAGTTTCTCCTTATACTGCTATTTGTTTTTTCTTAGGGGGTCTTTTCGTCCCCTGATGCACAGGCATTCTTGATATTTCATTTTTCTTTTGTCTCTTGATATCTTTATTTTTCAATAGTTTAGCTAAGTCACTTTTTTCAAAGGAATTAGTCGGTAATTCCATTATACTTGGCTTGCTCTTTTTTGTAAATACACTACCAGATTTTTTCTTTGGTATATCTATTTCTTTTACAGGGGGATTACTTTTTAAGTCCCTATCAGATATAGGACTTTTTATGTACTCATTTAGAGCCATAGTTTCGTCCCTTTTTAAATCAAAATAGTTAGTTCTTTTCTGTGCGTCACTCATTATTTTTTAATTTTCTTTATACCTACAGCTAAACCACTCATAGCTGCTTTAGGCTTTTGCTCGTTCATGCTTTTAGTAATAGCTTTTTGTCTAGCTGTTTCGTACCCAGACATTTTTCCATCCTTATTAAGGTCTCCGAGTAAAGCACCTCTCGTTAATCTTGGTACGTTGGTCGGTAACTCCATAATTGATTTCTTACCAATTTTAGCTCCCTTTCCTATTGTTTTTAAATCTTGGACCGATATACCTTGATTATTTTTATTTGTTACGCCTTGTTGCCTATACATTTTTAAAACATCTGCATCCGACATACTAGGCGGCAAATCCATTCTAAATCTATATGCATCTGCTAGAGACTTCTTGCTATTATCTGGACGCAATCTCATTTTACTTGTGTCAATCTTATTATCTTTGCCAATTTTACCAACGGCAGTTTTTGATTCAGTCATAAACTTTCTGTCTTTGGCTTCTTTTAAATCTTTATTTGTAATCTTTTCCACTACACTGGTACTCCTAGTTTAATAATGCGTGCTATCAGCCGCTCCGCTCTCGCAGTTGTCTGCTTATGCCATCTTGAATCTTCCATCTCTTCAGAAGCTTTAATCCAATCTCTATCGTTTATAGCCGCAATAAAGTTTTTAAATTGACTTAATCTTGGTCGCCCTAATTGAAAACACATATTAGCAATTACTAATTGTGCCTCAGAAGGTAAATCATCGAAGTCAGGAAATATATCTTCGCAATCTCTAATTGTTACGCTGATGTCTCTAGCAAACCAATCATTAACTTGCTCATGTGGGACTTTAGTTCCTATGGGTTTATCGTAGTACTCTTCATCCCATTCTGTGATAAGGTGTCCTATACCTCCCGTTAAATGCCCTAACGAGCAGTGGTACGTTTCATATACAACGCCTTCATCATTGGCTATCTCATCTTGTAGTGTAACTAAGTTCATTTACTCATCCTTAAATTCTTACTTCTTTCGCCTGCTTTTTTGCCCATGGTTTTATATTGAGTTTTTAAATTAGCCGTGGGGTTACCTGTTGCCTTACTAGTTAAATTGGCTCTACTTACACTCGTCGGTTTTATAAGTCCTTCATCCAACATTGCCCTTAACTCTGGAACTTTAAATTGATACCCTCTATGTATAGTTGGTATATTTATTACTTTGTTATTATACTTAAATGTTCTGGACTGCTCAGATACTCTTTCACCATCTTTATTTATATATACAGGTCTATTTACAGGTTTACCTTTATATGTAGTTTTTAAGTTAGTTTTCTTACCAACTAATTTTTTACCTTTTATATAATCTTTAAATGCCATTATTTTTTCTTAAACATCTTTGCGGCTTGTCCGACACCTTTGATTCCAAAACTTGCACTAATTGCAATATATAATAAGTACTGATACCACTCTGGAAGAGTTGCCAGTATTGTGAATCCATGT